TAAGAATCCTCAATCTTCGGAAGATCAGGGTGTTCTAGGACTGGCTGCCACTTTTCTTGTAGATGTTCTGTCTGAAACATTTGTGTTTCTCCTTTATTATTTACATCTGTTTAATAATATTATTGGGCACGTGCTTTGTTACGACTGATTGCCGACATGTACGATTTCATTGCATCTGTCGTATCAATGTCCTGTGCGGTGCCACCATCTTCATCATCAAATGTCGATCCATCATCGGACTGACTTACTCTCGGAAAATAACTCTCCTTGAGTGTGTTAAGTTTGTCTTTGAAGGACTCTTCTTCAACAAACTCAACGTCCTGTACCAATGAACGGAACTTTTCAACCTCAGTGTCAGCCAAATCTTCGGAAACCTCATTAATGGCTGACTCCCGAACTAGAACGTCCTTAACTTCTTTTGATTCGATATTCTTTTGAATCTCTTCGTTAAGTTTACTTTCCAACTCGGTAATCTTTTCTGACTGTGCCTCAAGTACATCGTACTTCTCATCAGGCACATCAATATAATGGTCTTCAAACAACTGTTTCAGCCCAGAGATGAAGTCTTCTGCAATCTCGCCTTTTAGACCACGATCAATTGCCAACTCGTTCTCTTTTGTCCATTCGTCTACAACGTAATTAAGATAGTTGTCAACCTTCTCTGTCAACTCTTCTTTGACAGTTTCTAGTTTTTCAGCAGACTCTTCTTTCAACTCTTCGTCAATACGAACAATCTCTTCACGAGTCCGTGATTTTACAGCAGCCTCGAAAATTGTCGAAGCCTTTTCCTTGAATTCCTCAGAAAGTTCTTCACCTTCTACGAGTGCATCAACGTCTTCCTTAACATTGATCGATTTGATTTTCTCTTCGATCTCTGCCTTTGCGTCTTCTAGTTTCTTCAGAGCTTCAGTAGTTTCTGCGTTCTCTGCTTCCTCTAGTTTGTTTGCGTGAGCGGCAAGCATTTCTTCAATATCACTTTTCTTCATCTTTGCGATATTTTCCATGTGTTGCGCCTTCGTGAGTTTCTTACCCTCGGAAACAACTTCCTCACCCTCTGGTTCGTATCCAGCAGCAAGTTTCATCTTCTCGCCTGGAGTTGCCTCGCCTGAACTTCCTTGTTTCATTTTTGGTTCCTCCTTTGCACTAGAAGTTTGTTCATCTTCGTGTTCTTTAGCAGCAGATGCAGCCTTCTGACCAATTTTCTTTTCATTGCGGTCTTCGTCAGCACCCTTCTCTACTTTTGCCTCTGGTTTTTGTCCACCAAGGTCTTGACGTTCACCAGCAACTGTTTCTTTCTTATCAGCGCCAGCAACATTTGCCTTGGGGTCTTTAGCCTTTGCAACGCCTTCGTCAGCGTTGTTGGAGCCCAAACCTAAGTCCTTTTTAGAACCACTGGTTCCATCATCCAAAGGCTTTTCTGAAGCTTCTTCAAGTTCTGCGAGAACTTCAGCTTCTAGCTCCTCTATTGTTTGTTCTAATTCGGACATAGGGTATCTCCTTTGCTATCCTGTAATTTATATTTATAAATTATAACCTTTTAAGAAATTTTGCGAAAGCTAATGCCTTCCGCTTTTCGTCCATTCTTTCTTGTTTCACATCAAATTGTTTCTGCATTTGAACCAATTCCGACTCAACTAGTGCGCCATTGTTCCAAACCCACTCTTTACCTTCCATGATACCTTCTACAAATGCATTAGGAGCAGAAGGATCAGCGACAATATCCGCCGCTGTTGCAAGATAAAAATCATCCTTTACATAGTTAGTTCCACCTCTGGATTGTAAACTACCCATTCCTCTTGAAGAAACACCTAGTTTAGCACCCTCGTCCATTAGATTTTTTACGATTTCTCCCATCGGTGTAGACATAATCTTTGCCTCTCCAATGAAATTTTTCCCATCAGGATATAAATCCGTGATCATGTGGGAAACTCTTTCAAGGTTGACAGTTGGGCCGTCAGGATGACCTAACTCACCAAATGCACGTTTTTCCTTGATAAAATTCTTATTATACTTTGCGACCTCTTTCGCAAGGATTTCTTGAGGATATACACGGCCGTTGCGGTTTTTTACGTCAGACTGCATAAAAACACCCTTAATCTTATAGGATTTTTTATCAGAGCCTTCTGTAATTGCTTCTGTGATAAATTCTACGTCTTCTAGTTGTTCAGAAATTAACCGCATATCTTTTTCCTTACGTTATATTATCGAAGCCCGATACTTTACGACACTTCAAAATGATTGTTCCAACGCAAGCTGCATCATTTTCAAAGAAAATATCTCCAGTAACACCACTTCCAGCGTTGTTTGGAATAGATACACTTGCCTGAGCACTCGCATTATAGTTACCACCACCATTTAAGGACATAGCAACTACGTTAGTTGTAGCATCCCATTCAATATCTGTGTGTGAACTTACAGTCCAGAAACAAGATACGATGGACACTCTGGGGTCTGTTGCAGCGCCCGCAAGTTCTGAAACATCAACAATCTTTGTGGCTGTGCCATTTGTACCAGTAATTGTGGTTTTCGTGACAACCTCAAAATCGGAGTCTCTTATTGTTTGTGTTACATATGCCATTTCCTACCCCTATATCGACAACATTTCTCGTTCAAAGTATTTAGTCAAGTCCCTTTCGGGTACTTTATACTCTTTTGATACATCTCGCATGGTTTTTTCAAAGCTATTTAGGAAATCTGAAGGCTTAGAGTCCAGTTTATTAAAAATAGCGTCAACAGCATTCTTCATCTTTGGAGACAACTTTTTATACTCCATAGATTTTCGATGTTCATCTCTTTCTACAACTGTAGATTCATGAATCGCTTCAAACCGAATCATCTTCTACAACCTCAGTTTTAACATAGTTCTTTGAGATTTCTCTGCGCTTTGCTTCCAAAGCATCTCCCACTTTATTTGAGATAGATGCGTTAAATGAAGTCTGAGCGGCCACATTATCACCATCAGCAATTGCATTAATTAATTCTCTACTCATTTTTTCTTTCCTTTCACAGTAAGACTTTTATCAAAGTCATCCTCTACTTCTTCTGGTGCTGGTTCTTCACCACCACCTTCCATTCCTTCGGGTGGTATACCAGCAGCAAGACCGGCCCTATCTGCGGCCGACATTGTTGGATCAGTAGGCATACCAGATGGGTCAGTCGGTATTCTCTGAATACCATCACCACCTTGAGGTATAATAATTCCACCATCCATCGGATCACGTTCAGACTCAGTTTTGATTTCATCACGCATCTGATCGATCTCTGAATCAGTCATACGTAGAACTTTCTTCAGAACGTATTCTTTACTAAAGAATGTGCCGATATACGGTTCAACCATTCCCAACTGATCAATTCGGTCTGTTAACAGTTCTGCCTCTTTCAAGGCTGCGAAATGACCATCTTCAATAAAGTCATACTGAATATGTTCTTGCATGATTGGCCAGTCATCAGGCCCAATTACACCTTTAAGGAGTAGGTTGGTTTTGAGAATGTCAGTGAATAGGGGAGTGAACTTTTTCCGAATCCGTTGTACAAATTTAGAGAATTTAAGTTCATCCCTTGTAATCTCTGTAGATCGGCCGAGTGAGAATCCTGATTCAGATTCAAGTCTTGAAATCGGCACGTTAAGTGAACGGTATAATTTCCGTTGGAAATATACGATATCATCAATCTCTCCTAAATTAGACCCGCCAGGAAGTGTGGTAATTTCTGTACCTCTACCACCTTCTCTTCGTGGGAGCCAAAAATCTTCCAACATTGACATATGATTTCGGTCATCTCGTATTTCACCAGTGTTTGCATCATACACCAACTTATTACGATAACGGTTCATAACATCTTTGAGATATTGTTCTGCCTTTATCTTAGGTAGATTGCCAACATCAATGTAAAATATTCGGCGCTCTGGAGCCCTAGAAATGCGATAAATGACCAGCGCATCTTCAATCATCCTTAATTGGTTAACTGGTTTGATTGCCTTATGTAAATAAGACATTACCCTGCCACTATTACCATCAACAAGTCCAGAGGGACAATATGTAATAGAATCAGCTGAAATTTTAAGTCCCTGAGCGCCGGCACCAGTACCAGCAGTCATTAGACCTTTTTCATTGTAGATAAAATACTCATTGACCCTTTTGATCATATCTACGCCGGTCTTAGAGTCTTTGTCTTTTTGTACTTCTCTTACTTTTTTGATCTTTGTAGGATCAATATACCGTAACTCTGTGATACCTTTTCTAGTATCTTTCGTGTCGATAATTTTGTGATAGTAGACTCGACCATCTACGTACCAACGTCTGAAAATGTCATGACCCTTGGCTTCGAAGTCAAGAAGTCTTAACACTTCATCAAATTCTTTTCTTACTTTGCGTTTAATTTTATCTGAATAAGGAAAACGATCAAGGTCAATAGCAATTGCCTGATCTTTTTGATTTGCAACGATACCTTCATTCACAATATCCTCAACCGCAGCGTCACACTCTGCTTGTTGAGCAATATCACGGTATCTCCGAATTAAATCTAATTCAGTTTTTTCTCTACCGTCTACGTCTAGTACTTGCCCGAAGAAACCACCACCGGCAACATCAATCGTGCCGTCATCAGGAGTTGGGGTGGTGAACGTCTGTCCACCACCCGAATCCTTTTTGGATCGTTCTATTCGGAATCCGAAAAGTTCAGCCATAATATCTCCTACTACCTGTGTCTATTTAGTAGGTTCAAATTAGAAGTTCACCGCTGAAGCTTCGAAATGTTGATATCTCCAAGTAACTTCAAATTCTTCAATCGAGTCAGCGGCATCAGCTGTCAACTCAATAGAACTCACACTTGTAGGCCATGCACTTCTGAAAATGTAACTTTTCAAAACAGTATCATCACGGTCAAGTTGTTCAACCGTCAAATCTGTCTGATAATCAGCGGGTGCAACAACACCAGTGTTTTCAGCCAAATCATTGATACCATTCATCCACCGTTCCATGGCGTTACGGATCATAAAGTCCGTATCGTTCATGAAATTAGTAGACCAAGTTTCTGGTTCTGGTCTGTCTCCAGCGATGTAGATACTTCTACCTCTGAATGGAATAGCAATTTCACCCAAAGTTTGTGCTGGTAAGTTAGAACCCCTAACCAAAAATGAAGTCCTACGAACATCTAGTCCGATTGCAATGCCAGGAGGCGGAGTGATTGTTACTCGAAATTGGTTAGCACGAGCACCACCACCTAGCAAGTTTGCCTTAAAATCATCGATCATTGCCATGATTCATCTCCTTCCTAGAATTGTCCTACGACTTCACTGAACGAAACACCAGTTCGAACAGCGACAAAGTTTAGGGTAATGAAGTTGATCGAACGAGCCGGTTTGATGTAAATGTCACCAATAAACTCGTTTCGGTCAATAACTTCGCCGGTATTATTAGTACCGTCACAGACCACCTTAAAGTCAAAGATACCTCGTCTTCCCTGTACATCCCTCAAGAAAGGTTCGACCAAGTTACGGAACTGAGCCCGTGTAAACTCATCGTTAAATTCGAAGAGTTGGAACTTAGCAGCCGTAGCAATCGCCTTCTCAAGAACCAAGAACAATCTACGCACGTTGATACGATCAAATGCACTTGGTTTGGCGAGAGCGGTCTTGTCTCCAAAGAGAACCACACCTTGGCCGGGGAAGTTTGTAACAGGGTTAATCCTTGCACGATATAGAATATCTCTCTGTGCCTGTTGTGGATTAAATGCAAGTTTAATTGCACCACGAATGTTACCACGATTGTAACCAGCAGGAGAGAACCAAGGATCAGCAACTGTATCAGTGTTGGCACACAATCCAGCAATGTCACCGTTCAGAGGAACATAGCGATACACATCACTGTACTTATCGTACATATATTTGTATCCACTATCGTAAACCACATAAGAGGATGACGGTAATGTATCGAAAGCCTTCTTAACATTCTCAACTGCAACCACTGGATCACTTACGTTAACAACGTCTGATCTAGCAGGGGATAAAAATCCAACACAGTCCTTACGAAGTTCAACCAAATCGGTGATCATAGTACCATGTGTATCGAAAGCGTCACCACTTACTCCAGAGGAGTCAGATACACCAGAACTTGGCCCACCAAGTACAAGGTTTACATCAATACTTTCTGGATCACCAAACTTGTCATAAGCAAGTTCTAGTTCACCGTGTGTTACAGCATAATCGTCTGTTCCACCAACTAGATCATCATAGGTCGGCGCATCAACAGCGGTGAATGAACCGCCAGACAAAGGCCCGTCCTGTATGATATAATCACTGTCAGTTTCATCGATGATAGCATCTCCCTCATCAGAACCAGTAGCGTCTGTTCCGTTAAGAGCAATCTTGTTAGAAGCAACGAGGTCTGAGCCCCAGTTTGTTCCAGCACCAAGATGATCCATCCAGTAAATGAAACTAGACTGAATGTTGATTACACTTCTGTAGTAGTTTGTAGAACCCTGAGCAGTCTTTGCAGCACTGTTCTTAGAAACTCTTGAATATGTTTCCAAAACAGCAGTAGTTCTCTGACTTGGCACACTGTTAGCAAAACCACTGATATCACCAGTTGTATCTGCAACAACAACATGCATCTCGTCATTTGTACCACGGCCATTTTCAGTTGACCAAGCAGATGTGCCTGGAGCCCCGTCAAACAGGTCATAATACTTCCAACGTCTGCGAATAAAAGAGTTATCTGCGAGATCACCAGCAAGACCACTACTATTCGGATCATCAAGTTTCCGAATTGTAATTGTATTGTTGGCGGTATCTCTCTTTGTAACTTCGTATTCGACACCTACGTTATTTGTGGCAAATGTTCCAAAACCACTATCTGTGAAGAATGATACAATGTCACCGACATTGATAGCATTGCTAGCCAGGTCAACATCGTCAACCGTAACTGTTGTGCCTCCGCCGGAGACAGCACCGTTTACTTGGTTTGCACCAGTAATATTTTGTTCGTAGGCTGTAGAAGTAGCACAAATTGAAACCTCAAGCGAATTGCCCCAAGAACCAGCAGTTCGTGCGGCCCATGGCCCAACACTTCCCTGCCCGTCTTCAAAACTTCCCTCGTAGTGTTCTAAACTACGAATTAGAAGTCCTGTCTCGGAACATGCGTTCAGAATACCTGATTCAACCCTTACAACACGAAGAGAGTTTGTATACTGCAAAAAGTTTGCAGATGTAAACCACCATTCGAAGTTTGAGTTATTGGGCTTACCGAAAATACGCAAAAGGTCTTCTTCAGAACCAATTGTTGTAATTTCGCCCACAGGCCCTTTGGCAAATGGCCCTGCTACTGCGCCAATAGATGTTGCAACGGCAGGAACAACATTCGTAAGATCAATTTCTTTTACCTGTACGCCAGGAGAAACTAAAAATCCCATTTCTTTACTCCCTTATTTTAAGAGTTTTGTTGTTCAAATATATTTATAATTTTTACCTTCTTAACTCATGTTTTTAGATGCCTTATAACATATAAATAAAAACATGGGAAATGAACATTACGAAAAGTACAAAGACACTATAAAGAAAGTGGCCAGACGCAATTATCGTAAACGAATTGTGTTACTTAACGAATGGCTCAATGACAAATCTTGTATACATTGCGGCGAGAGTGAAACCGTTTGTCTAAAATTCTACCCCCACGACTCAGATATTAGAAAAATAACAAAAAGAGTTGGTGTTAATCCAGAAAGTAGACAAGAAATATTTCATCTTATAAGCAAATCTCAAATTCTTTGTTCAAATTGTTGGATAAAATTAGATAATGATCTAATTGAGTTGATTTAGTTGTATATATATGATTATAGTGATTTGAAACTACTTACATATAAAGGAGTATAGTATGAAATATGTAATCACGGCAGCTGCCGTAGTCTTTTCTTTAGCGGTATCGTCTGCTAATGCTCAGACATTTGGTATTGGTTTAGACCACGAACAAAAACATGGTGGTAATGGTATTTCGGGATCAACTACCGATTATCTAGAAGCCTTTGCGGCTCATAAATTTGATTTTCTCTACGATGTTAAAGTCAGATTTCTTCATCGACAAAATTTAGATTCACAAACCACCGATTTTAATGATCTAAAAATATCTCGTTCTTTCAAACTACCAGTGGATAAGTTCTCTGGAATTTCTCTTGTACCTAGTATCTCTAGACGATGGTGTGAAGAAAGTGGTAGTTGCGGTAAAGGCGACAAGTCCAAAACAAATCTTAAACTACAATTAGTCTATAAAATTAAATAGGAGTGATTATGAAATATATTATTGCGGCGTTATCAGCGGCCATTTTGTTGGTCATTGCTGTTTCTACTGTACATGCAGAAACTTTGGTTCTTGGTACGACAAAAGGTAGTGCAAACTA